CACCAAATGAATGAATATGATTTGAATTTATCTGATAATTTATCTGATAATACTTCTAGTTATTCTTCTGTTACTGAAGAACACTACGAACCTTATCCTGAATCATATCAAGTGGTAAAGAATGATGCCACTACTAATAAATTTACCATCACAAACTTTCGAGGTGATATTACTTTTCATTTTTTGGTAATGAGTGAATTCACCGTTGATGTATGGTATGTGTCACCAAACACTCCAGAACTGTGGGTTTATATTGCCGAAAGTTGTTTAAATACTAAATTCAAAGAAGGTCGAGCATATGTCTACGGCACTAGCATGGCCAGAAAATTTTGGGAATCTCTCGTAAAGAATGAGTGTTTTACTCGACAACAATAATATTACTAGGTATAATACTCATATGTTAACTAACATTTCAGACACCACTCTTCAAATAGTTTCCATTTGTTCAATCGTATTTGCATTAACTCTATCTTTCTATGCGATTAATTCATCACTCAATCATCTTCACCATCGGGTAGATGAGATTGATCGAGTGATTCACAAGTATCTACGAAAACAAAAGTAAGCAACTACAATGACAACCAGCTCTTCTCTTCCTCCACGAATCGTTCCTGTTTCCGCAGGATATCCATATGCATTCGGACACATCAAATCTCGAATCACTGATCTTGCCGAGATTGCATCATCCGATTATTACTCACCAGCTGATCAATTACAAAAGCTAATAAATAATATTATTAGACTAGAACGCGATGTTCTTCAAATCACAGGAGAAATTTACACAAATGAACAATAAACGACAAGACGAACTTTTCTACAATAACTCACTTCTAACAGAAGAAGAATCAAATCAAGGATGGCATTTTTGCAAAGAATTTGAGAATCTACTTGTAGGTCCTAATATGACTGCGGCATTTTTCTGCCCATGTAATCATGCTCCACTTGAAGCATGGAAGGACTCAGAAGAAGGCCAAAAGGCAGAAGAAGTTCTTGCCACACAAACAATGATGTTGAATACCACTATTCGAATGGATCAGGAAGATGATCTATTCAATTTTGATAAAGAAGAGGCAGATTTCAATAATACAAAATTCAAACAATCTGACGGAGAGTAGATTGACAACAAAATAATCTGTGATATAATAATCTCAGACAAGTGAGAAACGCGCCACGGGAGGTCCTGGTTATCTCAGACCGACTTATAATCGGTTAAGACTTGGTTCGAATCCAAGGTGGCGTATTATGGGAATGTAGACCAATGGCAGAGTCAATGCACTCAAAATGCATCCAGTGTGGGTTCGAGTCCCACTATTCCTATTCGGTCGCATAGATTAACTGGTTAAATCCTCGCCCTTTCAAGGCGATGAGTCGGGGTTCGAGTCCCCGTGCGATCATTATTGGACAGATGGCAGAGTGGTCTAATGCTGCGGTTTACTAAACCGCCGATGGTTCTAGAAATCATCCGAGGGTTCGAATCCTTCTCTGTCCTTTTATGCCTAAGAAATTCCTCGACAGATTCGACTTAGAAGCAGAACGCGAAGGTGCAGCAGTAGTGAAGCACAATCTCACCATCTGCAAACCATTCGGTATCGGTAAGAAGATCACGAAAGAACGAAATGCTCGCGCTGACGGCGAAGCATTCATCGAAAGACGAACAATCAAGCAATATTTCTCGAAAGTGAGCTATGCATGAAAGATGACGATCTGGCGTATGTACTACGCTGCCAATCAAAAAGAACAGACATTCCGATTGATGTAGTAAGGACTTTATCGGAAGCATATGCTGAAATCATCTCCTTGCGGCAACTATTAGGAGATACCGAACAGTTGCGTAAAGAGGAAACACCATAATGGTACGCATCGTTGTCCTAGAAGATGGATCGTGGGGCCCAATGTCCACCGCCCTCATCCACACACTATCGGATAACCAGTTCATGGCCCTTGCTCTGAATGAGGTTGACATCAAAGACCTACGGTCAACAGGCTTTAACATTAACTACCGACAAAACGACGAAGGAAACTTCGACCCAAAGGATAAGGGATTCGATTGGATTGAACCCTAAGAAGATCACAATGACCGATCTCGAAAAGCATAATCAAAAAAGAGAGGTGCAATAATGCCGACTAATCTACTTGGACAGCAAACTTATATACTTGGACAGAAAATGTATATCGAAGGACGAACCCACCATCATCTCTATACATTTCACAAAGAAAATGTTACAGATATCACCATGCTTGTGAAGGAATCTGAAGTTGAGAGTGGAAAGACATTGGCCGATCAAGGATATGGTCGTAGAACGGTGGCGATTCCAATGCCTTCTCATAAAAATGGTATAGAGGCCGCCAAGGAGATCTTCGTCTATGTAGATGGCAAGCAGCACAATAACATTCAGGACGCACGAGAACTCTACAAGCACCTCGTTACACTCGGTTTTACACCATATGATCATTATTCGATGGCATTAGAACGAAGGAACACACAATGAATAAATGTGATGACTGTGGAAATCTGATTCCCGCTGCGCGTCTTGAACTGCTGCCCGATACTGAGTACTGCGTGAAGTGCGCGGACAAGCACACCTTCAAGTCAGTAGCAAGAATCATTTACTCTCACAAAGCCGACTGCGAACTCTTCATTGCCCGTAGCAAGGAAGATGCTCGTAGGCTCAACAGGGAGTACTCCCGTGCAAGATGAAACCATTGAAGACATTATGATGCGAAACCAGACACTCATGTTGGAGAATGAGAAACTTCGAGAAGAGATCGAATCTTTTCAAAAGGCATCACATGCCGATAAAAATATTCTTATTACCCAACTAAACAAAGAAATCAATAGAGTAAATACTGAAATTCTTTTAGTTCAACAAAGACTTGGCAAAGTGGTTGTTGCAATTCAAACCCTATTGAATAAACCATAATCATTCTCCTGTATAAATAAACGGGAGAATTTTATGAAAACACTTAGAGAACTATTACTACAACTAAACGAAAATAATATCTTCATCAATGAAGAGGAAAATAAGGGTTGGAAATATAAAGGCGCATTGACTGGAAGACGGTCTAAGGATCGTGCAATATCACGAAGAATCCGTGATGATGAAGATGCCGCAAAAATACAACGAAGTAAAGATGTAGTAAAAACAAGATCAGCAAAAGCTAAAGAAGAAGAAGGAAAGGCCTCTAAATGGGGAATTCCCTATATTACAAAGATGGCAAAAGGTTCTGACAAAGAAGAAGGTAAAATAGTTTCGGTGTCTGTTGATGGACATAATGATGATGGTAAAATCTGGCAACATCAAGGACTTTTGCATTTCCGACATCCATCGGGTAAAACTCACAACAATGTCGAACTTCAAAAATCAGCTATAGGTATAGCAATTATGCCTAAAGCTAAACCAGGTCAAAGAGTAGTCAGAGCAGTTGCACAATTGCCCCCAAGTAAAAATGCAATCGAAGATACAGATTTTATTCCTTCTGGAATGACTCTGACTAAAAAGAAATGATGGGGTAGGTTCTAAATCTCCATAAGGAAGTCACCCCACAACGGGTGGTTTTTTTATATACATATAGTAACATAATCATAATTCTACTTTATTTCTTAACGATGTTGAACTTAGAGTCATAGAAAAAATAGACATGAATAACGATAACGATTTTAATACATCATTTTTGAAATACGGCATTGATTTGGGATTCATTCTTTCTGGTTTTTTTGGAGCATTATTGCTTTCATTGAAAAATAAGAAAAAATCAGTAGGCAAGAGCATTTCTACAATCATTGCGGGTACTGCTAGTGCAAACTATCTGACTCCTTTGATTTTAAACTTTGCGCCAGAATCAATACACGACAAGGGTAAATATGCCGTTGCGTTTATGATGGGATATATTGGCCTAAAGGGTCTTGAAACCATTATTGATGTATGTTCCGAGCATTTTAGATCAAAAATTGAATCAACCAAGACAGAAGAATATACCAAGAAGTGATTGACATATAAATGATCATGTGTATAATGATCATTCAAAGGAGTTAATAATGAATATAGTGAAAATTGTTCGTCTAATTAGTGGTGAAGAAGTGATTGGTTATGTGGAAGAAACAGAAACTGGGGTCGTGATTAAGGAACCAGCTATTCTTCTTCCTACGCCTGAAGGAAAACTTATGTTTGCCAAATGGCTTCCATATGCAAATTCAAAGAATGGAATTCCTCTCAAGCACAAGGATATTGTATTCGTAATCAATGCCCAAAAGGATCTTGAAGATCATTTTGTCTCAGTTATTGTTGGAGGTCTTCTCATTCCAGGCAAGAAGGTCGTAGAACCAGTAATGGGTGGAAATTTCAAACTTACCCAATAATCTATTGACATAGAACGCTCTACTCGATATAATAAGAGCATATTCCTGTAGCTCAGTTGGATAGAGCATCGGTTTTCTAAACCGATGGTCAGAGGTTCGAGTCCTCTCAGGAATGTTAAAAGGTACATAAAGTATATGAAAAATAATTATTATAATATTGAGTCAACATCTCTTATACCATATAAGTCGTGTAGACAAATCAATAATGAATTCAAAAGTGATACTCTTAAAGAAAAAAAAACTATGAAAAATTATATTTTTACAGCATGGTCTATCGTTATTTCTGTTTTGTTTTCCTCTATGTTTATTTTTAGTAGTATTATTGGACCAGAAGATCCAAGGTTTATCGTTTATCTCTCTCTTGGTTCTGTTGCTTTTAGCAGTTTATCTCTCTTAGCAATTTTCAATAGTCTACCGAGTCCTCAAGAAAAGGAAAAGGAAGCTATTCTACAGGGCATCGAAAGATCAACAGAACAGCGTGAATCTGCAAGATCTATTGATGAGCTTTGGCGACAGATTTCTCGTCTAGAAGATCAACTATGCGAACTAAAGGAAAATTGCAAAACAAATACATGCAAAGTTTCCAAAAAGAATAGATGATTGAAATCAAAATAACCTATAATTTTACTAAACTCAAGGGTAAGCCCAAAAGACTTCTAGAAACATTAGGTTATAAAATTAAGAGTTACGGTGTCCAAACAGATACCGTAACTCTTATTTTTTTATCAGATTCGGATAGTACAGCCCAAATAGCAATTCAGGAGCTTGAGAAGCTTGGAATTTTAAAATATACGATTAGATGATGCCGTTAACGGGCTATTAAAGGAAGAAATAGAACCAATATTAACTGATGAATTGAATCTGGTTTGTTTCTTATCAATGATATTTACTAAATTTTGTGCTATATCTGTCAACAAATCTGTAGATGTTGGTACAGTCTGATCGGTAGAGGTTGGATCTATACAACTTCCCTTGGCGACGAATAAAGCATCTTCGCCATCATTTAATCGACATAGACATTGACTTTCTGTTTGATTTTTAAAACACGAAACAGTCAGACCATTTGTCAATGCCGTACAAGAACCAACCACCTCATCTGAAGAATTAATCTTTATATCTTTTAGATTTTTCTTTTCAATATACAATGCAACAAATGTTTTAGTTGCTGTCCTATCTTCGTCATTTAGTAGGCCTTCTATTGTTATTATTTCTTTACCTTCGCTGTCTATTTGTATTTCTATGATTGGATATCGAATATCATAGTTTTGAAATTGTATATAATCACCAATAGATGCACCAAAAAATGTAAATGAATTTCTGCTATTTGAACCTAGTTTATTATAAATTCTTGTTTTCTTCTGTAATATTGGTGGGGCTATTATTAGTGAAAATTCAAAACTAGGAGTATTTTCAAATTCAGTCTTTGAATATAGATTTATAATAGATGATAATGATTTTACAGTAGTAACATCAGCATGTATTGTTAAATTTTCTATTTTACGAAAGACATATGTTCCTGATACATCATATGATTTAGAAGTTGATTGATTATATAAACCACCATTTTCAATGCCAAATGTCATACCATCATGAACCAATTTCCAAAATGATTCTATTTCTTGTTTTGATATTACATTTTTGAAATCAGAAAAATCAATTATAACTTTAGTATTGGCAGCATAGAATAGAAAATTTGGCGTAGATGTTATTCCACGATTTATACTATTTTTTTCTTCTTTTACTTGATAATATTCCAATCCATAGAAAAGTCTAGATCTTGCAAGAACTAAATTCTTACCAGTTTTTGGCTTGTTCGATCTGGACTGTATATAATTTGCACTCATATTAGGATGCTATGTAATTCAGTACTTGAGTTGATGAGTTTGATCTTGCATACAATTTACCAAGTGCATCACATTCGATGAATATTGATTCGCCTGGATCAAGAGGATACCCATCACTTGGTGCAGTCAAAAGACTCTTTCCGCCAATAAAAATCACATCTGTATTTGTTGATGGCGATTTTAGATGTACTCCAACCTTTATAATACTGGTAGTAGTTACCAATTGGGAAGAATTCGTTGTTAAGACCTTTCTTCCACCAATAACTGAAGCTGGTCTTACAATTTCTGTAATTTTCGATGATATGGTTCCAGCATTTAATTTATCATTTATATTTGTGATGATATTTGTATTTGTTCTTATTGCTCCTAGATTTTGATTTAATGGTTTTCCACTAGATTCTAGAGAGTCAATCAGATCGGCATCATCAATAGTTACTGTATTGTTTATAGATACTGGCAAATTAGTATAAGCGGCAACTTCTAATGCCCCACTAGCCAATGTACCCTGTATTCTTATGGGATAATCTGAAGTTACACCAGTACCTCTTACCATGAGTCCAGCAGGGCCTGCATTTGTAATACCGACACTTGCTGCTATGGATACGCTAAAGGTGACTCCAGCATTTGTTATAGCGACTTTGAGAGCGTCCCCAGAGTATCCTATGGTTGTACCGTCAGAAGCGTACAGACGAGTCAGAACCTTGTCACCGAGATCTGCACCATATACGCGAACACTGTCATCCGCAGCAATTAAACCAAGTCCTCCAGATAAACCAACATTACCATGAACATATACAGAGTCGGTTGAGTAGTTTAATCTTCTACCACCAGTGATACCAATTGCTGTTGCCCCTGATATACCAAATATACCTAAAGTATTAATTATACTAATTGATCCAGATATTCCAACTGGGTATGCGCCACTATATCCTTGAATAGTTCCACTAATACCAACAGGCAGAGTTGATGCGGTCGTTCCTGCTATGCGAAAATAGCCAGTAGATCCTTGCACAACAGTAAAGTTACCAGAACCACCAATTGTTCCTGATATTGGAATAGTTGTTCCAGTTATACCATAAATCGACATTGGTAGTGGATCGGAAGTTGATACTCTGGTTGTTGTGCTAGTATCTCCAAATGCTAATTTTGCAATTTGAATATGTGATGCAGTAAAACCAGTACCGCTAGTACCATAATCGGTAGCCATTGAGGCAGTATCATCGTTTGTTGTAATTAAAATATTGCTTGTTGTATCAGCCATTAATATTGTCCTTCTAAATTATATATAGTTATATAATATATATCCTTTACAGACTTAAATTGATTGGTATAATCTTGCTATGATAACAGATATAAGTAAAGAAGAATTCTCACGAAAAATTGAGAAATATAGAATAGAAACCAACTCATCTTATATAGATGCAGTAATAAATACTTTTGAAGAATATTCTTACGATTTAACTTTAGCAACAAAACTTTTAACTCAACCGTTAATTGAAAAACTAGAGTCTGAAGGACAAGAATTAAATCTATTACCCAAATCAAAGAACAAATTACCTTTTTCTTGACTCGTAATAGTTTTGTAGTACAATATCATTGAAGTGGGGAGTTCCCACTATATCTTAAGTCCGAAGGAGAACTTCGGGGAAGGAAATTTTCATGGGTTTTAGCGATCTAAAGAAACAGTCTCGTACAAGTATTGATCAATTGGTAAAGCGTCTAGAAGAAGATTCAAACAAGAAGGATTATAAGGATGATCGTTTTTGGCGGCCAGAGTTAGACAAATCGAAGAACGGTTTTGCAATCATTCGATTTCTTCCTTCAGTTGAAGGCGAGGATATTCCTTGGACTAAACTATACAGTCATGCCTTTCAAGGACCTGGTGGATGGTATATTGAAAATTCTCTAACTTCTCTAAATCAGAAAGATCCCATTTCTGAAATGAATACGATGTTATGGAATAGTGGAACAGATTCTGATAAGGATTTAGCAAGAAATCGTAAGCGCAAGCTTAATTATATTTCAAACATTTATATTGTCAGTGATCCTGCCAATCCTCAGAATGAAGGAAAGGTTTTCCTATTCAAGTATGGTTCAAAGATTTTTGAAAAGATTCAAGAAGCAATGCAACCAGAATTCAAGGATGAAGAAGCACTAGATCCGTTTAATTTCTGGAATGGTGCAAACTTCAAACTAAAAATTCGTCAAGTCGGAGGTTTTGTTAATTATGATAAATCTGAGTTTGATTCGACCACATCTCTGATGAATGGTGATGATGCAAAACTTGAAAAGATTTGGAAATCACAATATCCACTTAAGACATTTATTGATCCTTCCAACTTTAAGTCCTATGACGAACTTAAACAGAAACTTCAAGATGTTCTAAAGGGTGATGTTCGTGGTAAGGCTCCAGCAGCTAGAACAGCAGATCAAATTGAGGATGAAGATTTTGTAAAGAAATCACCATCAATAAAGTCTAAGCCTCAAGTAGAAGAGGCAATAGATGAAGAAACTGATGCGCTAGATTATTTTAAGCGTCTCGCAGAAGAATAAGTAAACACCTAGTAACAGATAAGGAAAAGACCCGT